TGGCTTTGTGAATTGTCAGTAGTGATGTCTCAGAATGCATCGACAAAGCATTGTGCAATATTTGCATTTTACATTTACAAGAATACAACGGCAGCAGCGAGTGCAGTTACTACTATCACGCAAGTTGGCGGGTTGAATACACTAGGCGCAGCTATTGATGTGATAAGTAATACGGCAGAACATAGGCTATCAATCGGAATGACTGGAGGTAGTGGATATCCATACACTGTTGAGATAAGTGGTATACTAAAATACACTCAAATAAAATGACGAGAATAACAGAACTACACGACAACTTAAACATTATGTTTGACTTGTATAAACAAGGCATTACGGGCGAGACAGAATCTTCAAAGTTCGCAGAAGGCAAATGTCACTTGAAGAATAAAATGAAGTTCAATGCGCTCAAATGGACACTTCAGCTTTGTCCAATTCTGGTGATTGTTTATATTATAATTAAAGCAATAATCTAATGGCAGAAGGCAACGTATCGGCAGCGAGTAATGGAGTAGAGAATCTAACCGCACAACTGCGCATTCTCAAAAAGGAACTTGCTACGCTCGACCCTAACTCTTCAAAATTCCAAGAGTTAGCAAATCAAGCAGGTCAAGTTAAAGACCAGATAAATGATGCTTCGGAAGCTATGAACGCCAACGCAGGTTCTGCATTCGAGCGTCTTAGCAATAATGCCAACCTATTAAAAGATAGGCTTCTTAATATGGACTTGGAAGGTGTTACAAGTTCGGTAAAAGGATTAGCAGGGCAAGTTAGCGGTTTATCTTTCAAAGGTGCGATTGACGGTATAAAAGGTTTGGGCGGTGCGTTAAAAGCACTTGGTACTGCATTGCTTACCAATCCAATTTTTATGTTGGTGGCAGCACTTGCTATGATTGGTGGCGCAATCAAAATGATTCTTGATGACCAACGCAATGATGTTGATGCTGCAAACAAAGCTATTGACAAATCAAACGAACAACGCCACAACGTCGAGCGTTTGAGAATGGCACAAGCGCAAGGCAACGAGAAGGCACTTTCAGAATTGAAAAAGAAAAGTTTGCAGGAAGACCTGAAGGATACGAAGGCGAAGATTGATAACTTGATGTGGATGGAGAAGCAAGCTTACGGTCTAAGTGAGGAGCAGGAAAAAGAACTTGATTCGCTTAGAGGTAAGTATGCTCAGCAAAGAGTAGACTACGAGATATATGCAGTCAATGAGATAGCGAATCTCAATCGAATGATTCTTGAAAACGAAAAGACTGTTTATCAATCTAAGTTAAGCGCAAGAGAAATCGAGTTGCAAAATTTGGATGAGTGGTACGCTAAACAGATGACAATGGCAGGAGATAACGAACGAGCGTTAGAAGCTGCCAACGATGCATACTTCGTTAAGAAAGGACAAATAACTGATAAGTATAATAAAGAAGATGCAGCCAAATCAAAGGCAGCATCAGACAAAACAAAAGCAGATAATAAAGCGGCAGCAGATGCGCTCCTTAAAGCACAAGAAGAATTAAGCGCACAGATACTTGAATGGCAAGAAGAAGATGCAGCCTATGAAGTAGCATTGAACGAAGCAAGATTAAAGCAGCAAGAGGATTACTACAAAGCAAGTGAGGCGTTGGTCACCGATGCGAAAGAAAAAGAAATGAGCGCACTAGTAGCTGAATACGATGCGCTTTTTGAATTGGCAAACGGTAACGCTGAGTTAGAAAAAGAACTTGCAGAGAAGCAGAAAAAAGATATTGCTGATATTGAAGAAAAGTACAGAAAGGAGAAAGAGGATAAAGACAAAGAAGCGGCTGAAAAAGAAAAAGAAAGACTACAAAAAATAGAGGACTTCAAAAAGAAATCTGTTGAGGATTCTTTCGCTTTAATTAGCAATCTTACCGACCTATTTAATAATGGTTCTGAGAAATCTGCAAAGAGAGCGTTCCAAATAAACAAAGCAAATTCACTTGCTCAGGCAATAGTAGCTACATACCAGAACGCAACAAAAGCTTACGGTTCGCAAATAATTATTGGTGACCCAACTTCAATTCCTCGCGCACAAATAGCAGGAGGTCTTGCTCTTGCAGCAGGTCTTGCTAACGTGGCTAAGATTGCAAAGACTCAATATCAATCGACATCGGCAGGTGGAGGTGGTGGAGGTACGGGCGGTGGCGGTTCACTTGGTAGCAGCGGTGGTGGTGGTGCAATGACATCAGTAACTCCTTCATTCAATCCATTGAACACATCGTTCTTGAATAATAGACCAGCGCAGACTGGAGCAGTACAAGCATACGTACTATCTAGCAACGTATCTTCTGCAATGGAAGCGAATCAAAAAGTAAAAGACCAAACAGTATTATAATGAAAAAAGAAGTTAGACAATATGACATTGATGAAGCTGGGCTTCTTGGTGTTCAAGCAATTTCACTCGTTGAATTTCCTGCAATTGAAGTAGATTTTATTGCGCTCTCTGCACAGAATAAAGTTCAACTATCAACTATTCAAGAAGAAAGAAGAATGGTTTATGGTGCTGCATTGATTCCTGATAAATTGATTTATCGTGAGGACGGTGACGGTACACCTTACTATGCTCAATTCACTTCAAAATTAATTGAGAAAGTAGCGCACAATTTCTTGATAAAGAATCTGCAGCACAACCATACTGTTGAACATACATTTGCAGTAACTGGATTAACAGTAGTTGAATCGTGGCTCAAGGAAGGTGATAGTGATAAGTCAGTAGCGTTAGGATTCGAACTGCCTAACGGCACTTGGTTTGTTGGTGTGAAGGTTGAAAATGATGAGGTATGGAATCAGGTGAAAGAAGGAAAGATAAAAGGATTCTCGATTGAAGGATTCTTTAATGAAGTAGGTGTTGAAATGTCGAAAACTCAAATCGCAGAAAGTTGGGAAGTTGAGATAGAAAAATACTTATCTTCGTTGCAAGGTTAATTTGTGTTTGTGTTCATTGTGTTAATTGTGTTTTGTTAAGTTAAAGTCGAGAAGCCCGTTACAATCGTGTGACGGGCTTTTCTTTTACTGTTGATAAATATTTGTATACTACTTACACGCTTCTATATTATTAAGTGTAAATCAATATACAAATGAAAGTAATAGAAACATTGAGTGCTATCTTGAAGAAGCACAACATTAAAGGCGTTCAGCTTTCTGAAGTGATTGAAGTTAAGATGGCAATGGAGGGAGTTCTTGCAGACGGTACGGTGGTGGCTACACCTAATGAATCGTTTGAAGTAGGAGCAGAACTTTACGTTATCGATGCCGAAGGAAATCCACAACCAGCACCTGACGGAGAGCATACGCTTGACAACGGAATGGTTCTTGTTTCTGTAGGTGGCTTCATTACTGAGGTGACTGAAGTAGAAATTGCTGAAGAAGAAATGAGTGCAGACATCGCGGCAACTATTGCAGCAATGGATGAGCAGTTGACATCTATCAAGAATCAACTAGCAGAAAAAGAAACTGAACTTGCATCTGTTCGTGCAGAATTAAGTGAAGTAAAAAACAATCTAAATATTTCACAAGCTAAAGCAACTGAGTTGTCTAAACAAGCGGCTGCGGTATCTGTGAAAGAAGAAAAAGCAGTAGTTGAAACTGCGGTTAATTTTTCAAAAAAACAAACTAAAAACGACACGATCCTTAAGACGATTATGTCACTAAAAAAATAATTAAGAAATGGCTACATCATTAACTATTAGCAGTTCTTCATATGCAGGTGCGTTGGCACTTCCATATATCCAAGCTGCTATTCTATCTGGCGATACTCTTGCAAAGGGTTATATCGCTATCAAAGAAAACGTAAAGTACAAAGCGGTTATCAAGAAGCTTTCTTCAAGTGGATTGGTAGTAGCTGCGACTTGTGATTTCACAACTGCAGGTTCAGTTACTCTAGCAGAAACTGTACTTACTACAACTGACTTGAACACTAACGTTGAACTTTGCAAAAAGCAATTTGTTCAAGATTGGGAAGCTTACAACACTGGTGCAGGATTCATCAATGACCAAGTACCAGTTGAGTTCGCTGACTTTATGTTGGCTCACATCGCTGCAAAAGTTGGAGAAGCAATCGAATACAATTTGTGGCAAGGTAACTTTGATGCTGCATCTTCAAATGCAACACCAACTTACACGGCTTTCACTGGTCTTTTGAGATTGGTTGACAACGCTAAGAGTGGTACTCCAGACGTTGACTTTAGTGCTGCTACTTCTGCATCTAACGTTATCGCACAAATGCAAAGCGTTCTTGCAGCATTGCCATCAACTTTGATTGGTAAGACAGATACAGTTAAGCTTTATGTTAATCGTAAAACTGCGCAGTTCTACCGCCAAGCAATCAACACACTTGGTTTCCAATTTACTTACAACGCGACTGAGAATGCTCCAGTCTTGATTGATGGTTACGAAATCTATGTGTGTCCAGGCATTCCTGATTCTACAATGGTTGCTGCGGAAGCGGATAACTTGTTCTTTGGTACTGATTTGCTTTCTGATTTGAACGAAGCGAAAGTAATTGATATGTCAATGACTGACGGTTCAGATAACGTGCGTGTTGCAATGCGTTACCGTTGTGGTACTGCTATCGGATTCGGTGCAGACATCTCATTGGGTTACGTTAATCCATAATTGAATTAATAACTTTAAAGAACGGGTGGGCGTTAAACACCCATCCGTTTTTTTATTAAAAAAAAAATACTATGTGTAATTTAACTAGAGGATTTGGTCTTGGATGTAATGATACGATAGGTGGCGTTAAGGCTCTTTATTTCGCTGAATGGGATGTTGTGATGGCAGGTGTTGGTTACGATGCTACTAGCGGTCAAGTTGAGGTATTGCCAACGATGACTATTTACAAATATGTTCCTCATCGTAACACAGGCAACTGGGTTGAAGAAACAACTGCTAACCTTGATACTGGTTCTGTGTTTTGGACATCAACTATCAACGCATCGTTGAAAGAATTGACTCACACTAAGCAGCAAGAGTTGCAAAATATGGCTTATGGTCGTTGGATAGTTTTTGTTGAAGATGCAAACGAAAACATTTGGATGGTTGGCGCGCAGGAAGGTGTACTTGTTAGCGGTGGAAACGGCGCGACGGGTGCGGCTAAAGGTGACTTGAACGGTTATACTTTGGTTCTTACTGCTGAGGATAAGTATCGCGCTCCTCGTTTGGAGTCTTATACTACCGTTCCTTTTGACAATGCTACATTCGGTACTGTCACAGTAGACACTAACTAATTCGTAATTTAGTAGCGGATGAATTGAGAGATTTATCCGCTACTTTATATTGTATTTTATATGGTATATCTTTTACCAAATACTGCTAATCAGTCACTATATCTATCACTCTATGAAGGCAGATATACGTTGGCTGATTTCACGCATTATATGCTCTCGATTATTCGAGAGGAAAATAGCGAAACGGGTGAGAAATTAAATCAAGTTCCTACGGTCATAACTGACGGAAGTGGTTACTCTCACATCACTGTCACGACATCTACACTTACTCAGGCAGGTCGTTATCGTTACGTGGTATATGGACAAAATTCGTCCACAAATATTGATGATGAAGATGCGTCAATAGTTGGAATAGTAGAGATTGGTTATTTAGAATTAACAGACAACGGCACGTACTACGATGTCGTTGAAACAACTACGGCAAATGACATCATCATTGATTAATAAAATCACTTCAATTAATCTTTCATCAAACTACACGCAAGTGTCAAGTGATGAAAAAGAATCTTCAAAAGGATGGGTTGATTACGGTGATAGAAATGGCTTTCCGCAATACTGTCTTGAACTAGCGGAGCAATCTCCAGTTCACGGATCATTGGTGCGTTCAATATCTCAGATGATTGCAGGTAAGGGTATCAGTTCGCAAGATGTTGGTACTGCTTCTCTTATCAAATCATTAAAGATTGATTCAGCGGTTAATAATACTGCTTTAGATTTAGAGCTGCACGGTGGTTTCTTTTGGCAGGTGGTCTGGACATTGGGCGGTGAGATTTCATTCGTTGAGCATTTGCCATTCGAGAATTGCAGAATCGGTATTAATAGAGAGACTGGAGATATAAACGGTGTATGGTATTCTAACGATTGGTCAAACTTAAAGAAACGCAGAAATGCACCTAAGTTCATACCATTGTTTTCAGAGAAAACTAAAAAAGAACATCCGAGACAAGTCTATTTCTGCTTCAAAAATTCTTCGACTGCTAACTACTACGGAAAGCCTGACTACATTTCGTCACTTAACTATATTGAGTTATCGCGTCAGATAGCTTTATTCCACGTCAACAATATTCAAAACGGTCTATTCCCATCGATGGTTGTTTCGATGAATAACGGTATCCCTGAGACGCAAGAGGAAATGGATATGGTTCGTCACGACATCGAAAGAAATATTAGTGGCGCAGTCAACGCTGGTAAGTTCGTGTTGATGTTTAATGAGAACAGAGACAGAGCAGCGGAGTTCACACCATTTCCAATCACTGATGCTGATAAGCAATATCAATATCTTGAAGATGTTTGTACTCGTCAAATAATGATTGCGCATCGTGTAACATCTCCGCTTCTTTTTGGTATTCGTGAGGGCGGTGGTTTGGGTAGCAATAAGGACGAGATGGAAACTGCTCTTAAGATATTTAACGAGCAAGTTATTGAGCCATCACAACGCTTGATTACTGATGCGGCAGAGACAATTTTACAAGCTGCTAATTCATCAAGCGCAGTATTTATTGTGAGCAATGGTGAGGAATCAGAGGTAGACCAATTAGATGCTAATCAAATGGCTGCTATTGTGGGTATTGTGGAGAAGGTTAATAGTGGCGCATTGACATCTGAGCAAGGTTCTGCAATTCTGATGAGTATTTACGGGGTTAATGAAGAAGTTGTATTGCCATTATTTGCTCCAATAGGCACAAGTCAAATATTGACTAAGCTAAAAAAAAAAGTAGCGACTGAAGTATGTTGTTCAACTGAATCACCAGAGTTCACGATTGAAGAAGAAGATAAATGGCTTGACAAATTATCTCAACGCGGTGAGATAATAGACGATGAAGAATGGGAGTTGATGAGCGAAGAAGAAGCAGGTGGAAGTCTTGAAGAACTTGAATACTTCAAAGGATTGAAGAATGTGAATATGGCTTATGGCAGTTATGCGAATCCCGGTGAGGCGAGTAATTGGGGAGATAGTGGTTTGTACAAACTTCGCTACAAATACTCTGAAAACATTAGTGCTAACTCACGCAAGTTTTGCAGACAGATGGTAGGTGATAGTGCGAGAGGTGTAGTATTCAGATACGAGGATATAGCAGATATGAGTGCAAGTGGAGTGAATCAAGAGTTCGCAGCAGAAGGACAAAGCACATACGATATTTTTACCTG